GACCTCTCCGGGTCTGAGTATCCCGAAACCCCCCAAATGGGGCGCCGCCTCTAGAACCTGACGCTTGATCCGGAATGTGACCTTTTCGCGTGTTATCTTCACGCCAATCAGTCGATACTCTCGCCGCTCATCTACTGAAAACTCAATTGGATCCAATCCTACTGGTCTTAACAATACGGTGATGCGCGAGAAGTACGAGGAGCCCTCAACATACACCCGAACCATTAGACTAGGTTCGAGTCCTCTCCTCACAGCCCTTTCACAATTTATCGCCAAAGAGGAAATTATGGCAAGATTAATGGGTAAACTACCCGCTACCTTAGCTGGTGGCCCCATGAGAATAGAATAAACCGTCCTCGCGGGCATCCCGCGCATCGTACCATTCGCATATATAATGCGAAAATATACTCCTGCGCGCCGGCTAACCACCTGCTTCTTGGCATTGGCTTTGTATCCAATTGCGAGCATCGTTCGTACGGAGGTGACAGCAGCAAAGAGATTCTTATATAACTCGAGCACGTCATCGGCCCTGTTAAAAGAAAGCACAGCCACCATCATTTCACCACCAATACGCTTCATCTCTGCATCACGTAAAGCTAAACGTGTGCGCGAAATCTGCGTATTGCCAACTAGCGTCTCCCACCGGCCGGACTGCTGCGTTGCCGAAGCACGCACCAGAAAGGCATCTCCCCGACCGCCTATCTCTTGGATACGCTGCCCAGGGGGTACCTCTATCCCGACATGATCATGGAAAGACTTGGCGTTTGCATCCCTCAACATTTTATCAATTTTGTGTCTGAGATGCTCCTCCGCAAAAACTACTGATGTATAGACAGCTTGGTCGTGTGTCTCTATCATCTTCACCAGTGCAGCGTGCACATCTTTGCGCACTTCCTGATCTACAATGTACTTGTCGCCGAGCTCCAACATGGTCTCTTTGATTATACGTTGCTCAGAGTACTGCACCCAGTGATCCCATTGCTGAAAGTCATAAGCTGCAATCGCAGGCCTCTCATTGCCGATAAAGCCTTGTGAGGTATGCGACATCGCAGTTAGACCAACATATCTACCTAATTCCTCGGTGGGACTTTCGCCAATATCCCACCCGATGTCTGGAAACTTATTGTTGATG